GAACTTGCTGCTACTGCAAAAAATTTATATAGCCAAGCTGAAAAATCAGGAATTCAATTTAATTCTGATAAATTTGCAACTCATATGGACCAAGTAGGAAAAGATTTAAGACAATTTGGTTATGCAGAAAATTCAAGCACTTATTCAGGAATTAAAGCTGCATTAGATGAATTAAAAAATACAGCAAGACCAAAAGATTATTTGGAATTACAAGCATTAAGAGAAATTATTGCTGGTGAACAAGTTTCTGCAAATCCTAAAGTTAGAATGTTGGCTGGAAAATTAAAAGATGAGTTTGATGATTATGTTTTAAATGCTCCAGATCAACATTTAACTGCTGGAAGTCCTCAAGGTGCTCAAGCATGGAAAGATGCTAGAACTCAATATTCTAGACTTAAAAAAGCTGAAATATTTGATGACATGGTAACTGATGCTCAATTTACAAATCAAAGTTTATCTACATCTTTAAAAAACCAAATGAATAGTTTGGCAAAAAATGATAGGCGCATGAGGCTTTTTTCACCTGCTGAACAAGAAGCAATTAAACAAGTCGCTAGAGGTAGTGCAACTCAAAAAACATTAGACCTTATGTCTAAGTTTGCTCCTGATACTGTAATGGGTGTTTTAAGTACAGTAGGTACTCATGCTCTTAGTGGTAATCTTTCTTCTGCTTTATTATCTGGCACTACTTTTGGTGCAAAACAAATTGCCAATGTTAATAAAAATAATGCGGTAGCAAAACTTGCAGATATGATGAGATTAGGTGAAATTCCTAAATTTGAATCAAGAGCTAAAAATATTCCAGCTACAGCCCTTAGAGGCCTTTTATCTGGTCAACCAACACCTAAAGGACAATAATGGCAACAGTAAATCTATCCCCTCTATTTAATGGTCAAACTTTGTTTGGTCCTACTGGTGTCCCTTTATCTAGTGGTCAAATATTTTGCTATCAAGCTGGTAGTTCCACTCCATTAACTACTTATACAACTTCTAGCGGAACTATTGCCAATACAAACCCTATTATTTTGGGGACTGATGGCAAAAGCCCACAAGAAATTTGGCTTCAATATGGATATTCTTATAAGTTTGTTGTTGAAGATTCTTCCAACAATCTAATTGGCACTTATGACAATATTGCTGGAATACTGACTCAAATTCCTTCAACTTCTCCTACCATTCCAAGTGGCTGCATTATTATTTGGTCAGGCTCTGTTGGCTCTATACCAAGCGGTTATGTCTTATGTAATGGCTCTAATGGCACTCCAGACCTTCGCAATTCTTTTGTATTGGGAGCAGGTAACTCTTACACAGTTGGTCAAGTTGGCGGTTCTACAGATGCGATTGTAGTAAGCCATACTCATACTGTTACAGACCCTGGACACTTGCATAATATTGCTTCTAGTGGTAGCGGTACTATCGCCAATGACAGTCCTGTAGGCGCAACAGGAGCTTCTACAGCTACAACTGCATCGGCAACTACAGGAATTTCTCTTGTTTCTGCTGGTACAAGTGGCACTAATGCAAATATGCCTCCTTACTATGCCCTTGCTTACATTCAAAAAACTTAATATGGCTGATTTTGAAATTGACCCAGTTCGCTATGGGGTGCTCTGGAACAAGGTCGAATCTATGGAATCTGAGCTTTCTGAGATTCGCAAAGATTTAAAAGAACTTCTTGCTATGGCTGAAAGGTCAAAAGGCAGTCTTTGGGCTTTGATGGGGGTAGCTTCTGTAGTTGGTGGAATTGTCAGCATATTAGCTGAATTCTTTTTTAATAAAAAATGATGTATGACCGACCCATTCGGAATATCAGAGGGTACAAAAACCCTTAGTGGTAGTCTTAATTCGGCAAGGGAAGCTTCAAAAGAACTATCTAAAAGCATTGAAGGTATACAGCAAGATGGTATAGATGTAGCTCAAAAAAAAGCCAATGAAAGAAGAAGGGCAGCAAGAGAAGCAGAATTTAAAAAACAAACAGCTTTAATTAAAGCTTTGGAAGATTGGAATAAAAAGAAGCAAATTAGCGACCAAGAAGCAAAGTTAAAAATAAACTTTGTAAAGAAGTATGGTGCTAAAGAATGGGAAGCATTATTAAAGATTAAGCTAGACATTGAAAATATGGAAAGAAAAGCTAATGAAGCTTTTCAGCATGATTTAAAAGAAATTCGCAAAGTGCAATTTTATTGTTTTGCATTAGCTGCTTTAATAGCATGGTATTTGACTTGGGGATATAAACAATGAATGACATACTAAAACATATTCTTACTGGAAAAGATAATCAAACTCATGACATTGCAAAATGGGCATGGATGCTTGGATTTTTACTTGTAGGCTGCTCTGCAATTTATTTAATCTATACAGGAAAAGAGATTAGCCTTACTGAACTTGCTGGTGCTCTGGGAATTGTTTCAGGCTCAGGCGCAGCTTCAGTAGCTGGAAAACAACTATCAGGAGCCGAGCCAGATGTTCCCACTTCCCATTAGTACCTACCTTTATATTGCTATTGCTTTAGGTACTGCTTTTGTTACTCATAGAATAGATGGCTATTATTCTGAAAAAGAAAAATTAGAAGCTGTAGAGCATATAGTCCAAGTTCAATCCCAAATAGTTAATGACCAGGCTGTTGTATCAATAAAAACTCAAAAGGACAAAGATGAACTTCAAAATCGCTATGACAATGCTATTGCTGAACTTAGGGGGATGCGCCAGTCCAGTACCCCAGATGGTAAACCCACCTCCTTTGCAATATCAAATAAAGGACTCAGATTACTTGAACCAGATGCAGAAGTTCTTATCGGGTTTGCAAGACAATGTGAGTCCACAGAAATAGAGCGCAATGATGTTATTCAAAAATACAACAGTTTAATAAAATGACCGAATCTCAATTACAAAGTTTAGGAATTGACCCTAAATGGCTTGGACCTTTAACTGATACTTTTGCCAAATATGGCATTAATACCATTCAAAGACAGGCAGCTTTCATAGGTCAATGCGGTCATGAATCTAATAACTTTAAAGTGCTAGAGGAAAATCTTCATTACAGCGCAAAAGGATTAATGGCTACATGGCCTTCTAGGTTTGACCAAGCAACTGCTGAAAAAATGGCAAATAACCCTGAAATGATAGCCAATAAAGTTTATGGTGGCAGAGCTGATCTTGGCAATACTCAAGATGGGGATGGAGCAAAATTTCATGGAAGGGGTCTTATACAGCTTACAGGGCGGTCTAATGTGACTGTATGTGGAGATGCCCTAGGACAACCATTCTCGGAGCATCCTGAGCTTCTTTTAGAGCCTCAATGGGCTTGTATGTCTGCTGGATGGTTCTTTAATAAAAAAAATCTTAATTCTTTGGCTGATATTGAGGATTGGGAAACTATGACCAAAAGAATAAATGGCGGTCTTTTAGGGCTTCAAGACCGAATAGACAGAATCCATAAAGCAATGGATGTTTTGAGCTCTTAAAAAAGTAGGGCATCAATTTGGCAACTGCTACTTGTAAGGTGGAAAGCCGAAAAAATCCTTTACTTGTTGCATCCTTGAATTGTCGGCTTAACTGCCCTTAAGAGGATTATTCTTTCATATGCTTTGTCATAATTTCATGGGCTTCTCTAATTAACTTTCGCATTTTAATAATTTGAATAGTTTGTTTGCCCATTTTATTTAATGCACCTTGATATTCTTCAAGCAATTCTTTGTACCTAGTTTCATAGGTAACTCGAATTTTTTTCTTTCTCATAACAACTGAATTACTTTTTTATTGTCCTCAATCCAATCCAAAGCTGATTGCCATGATTGAATCCACAAATTAAGAGCAGTCGAGCCTTCATAAAAGAAATCAGGGTAAAGAGCAAAAAAAGCTTCTTCACAATCGTCTGATGGAACCTTCATGCTTCCACCAAAAGGAATTTTTTCATCTGTCATTATCTTGTCCGATTAAATAAATAAGAATAATGCCAAAGCCAAATATTATGGACAATCCAAACATAAGGCATTGGTCATCACTCATTACATCTTTTTCTTTTTAATGCCTTCAGCTCTGCGAAGATCATGAGAATGTAGCTTTTTGCCTACAGACTTAGGAACTTCACCAGCTTTTTCAGCCACTTTGGCAGCTACTTTGCGAGTAACAATTCGACCATTGGAAAGCTCAAATTCATGCTTTGCACCTTTGGCTTCTTTGCCAACCATTTTTTTAAGTTCATCATGGCTATAAGCTTTTGACTTAGCCACAATGACTTTTCCAGACTTTTCGCGAATAGCTGGTTCTTTTACTGTTAGTTTTTTAGTTGCCATTATTCTTCCTCAATAATATGGTTTGCAGCTTTGATTATGTTTCTTAAAGTGGAAATATGAGGTTCTATTACTTGCATATAAACTTTTTTTCTACCACCATTACAATCATTGGAGCCATCCACTAACTCAACAGTTATTTCATAAAAAGCTTTATTAATAATAATTGGTTCATTGGTTACTGTTTTCATCACTTTATCCTTAAAACTTTGGCTTTTCGCAAGACCTGTTCATATTGCTCTTTAGCTGCATCATCTAAACTTCTTAAAGGAAGATTTTGATAATATTTCCATTTATCTCTATATTCCTGTTGTTCTGAAGGTGCAATCCAACCAGCAATCTTCCACCGAATTGTAATATCTGTACCAGAGGCGGTCCATATATGTTCATTCATGATGACTCCTTAGAAGGGAATATCAGATTCCATGTCAGTTAAATTTGCTGTTGGTTTTTGACCTTCAGCTTTATCTTCTGGGACATTTAAATAAGCCCAAAATGAGCCTTCTTTAAGACCTAAAAGAGGAATCATTTCTAACTTTAACATTAAGTCCCCTTTTTTGGTTTCAGTAACAATACCGACAGTTTGATACCTTTTTTTAGAGGTTCCATCCTGAGCTGTATATTCGGAAACTGGAGCTTTTACATACCATTTAATAGCCATTTACATCCCTTTCATTAAATTTACTTCAACTTCTACTTCATCTAAAAACTTCTTAATCTCAGCTTCCATTTCAGCAATAAAAGCTTCATCCCTATCAACTCGAACAATTAGCAACTGGCTGCGGTCAGGCATCCTGGGGTCAAAAGATACAAAGTCGCACCAATCTTTATTAGTCACAGCTATTTGTGCTTGCATCTGAATAAAATATTTTTGAGGCGGTTTTTTACTTTTGAAATATTCCCAATGAGTTGCGCTATTAGGACACTTAATCTCCAAAAGACCCCTATCAGAAACAAGCCCATCAGGGCTACAGCCAAACCACTTAATACTAGGATGGTCAATGAAAGCGACTTTATCGACAAAATTATTTGTAGTGATTTCATATAAAACCCTTGCATTTCCCTCATTTTGAACACCCCATTCCATAGCAGAGTTGGAGTAAGATTCTTGAATGATGCCTGTAGTGCGCTGTATGGCTAATTCAATAAGGTAATTCTGCCTTGAAGCGGATGGCCCTGTTTTAGTCTTAGCCAATATGTC